GCAATATTCTGGCTACCATTAATTTGGTTAGGAATTATTGCAACAATTATTAAAGAAGGATTAGACTGGTGGAGCAAAGGACATTGGAGTTGGGATGACTTTTGGTTTGGCTTTGCTGGTTGGATTTGTGGTGTACTTTTCTTTTACAACATTCACACCATATGGTATTAAATGCCAGATATTATATGGTATTCCATACAAGACTTATACACTATAGAAAAATATAAAATTAAACATAAAAAAGATCCAGTTACTAAATGGATAAAACTACCCTGTGTTTATAAAATAAAAATTAACAATAAAATTGTACACGTAGGTAGATCAGACACTTGTAAAAAACATGGTGGTGCTGAAAAAGTAAGAAAAGCATTGGTTAATCTATTAAATGTTTTAGATTATAATCCTTCTGTAACAAAAACCAAATATTGGAAGGAAATTAGGTTGCAACATAGACCAAACTCAAGTAATATTAAAATAGGAGTAATTAAAACAAATGCCATCAAAAAAACCTATCTACAAGAAACCTCGTGAAGTAATTGACTACTACGAAGAATGCACTTGGCTGGGCAATGACAAGCCAATGTTTCAAAACGAAAAAGTTTCTGTATTTTACGACAAATATCCTACTGTAAAAGGACATTTATTATTTGTTCCAAAAAAAAATGATGTTACTCACGTAGGTGAAGCATATAAACTTGCTTTCTATTGTGGAGAACAATGGATTAAAGAAGGTAAAATGGATGGCTTTAATATTGGACAAAATATAGGCAAGGCGGCTGGGCAATCTATTATGTGGCCACACGTACATTTAATTCCACGACATAAAGACGATACTAAAAAAGGCCAGCCTAACGGAGTTAGACTATCTTATCCTAATGGCAATAATAAAGGGTATTATTAATGAAAAAAGGAAAAAATAAATTAAGTTTTCCGATGGGCGTTGATGATGTTCCTAAAGGTGTAATTTTTGTTTCTCCTGATGGTGGCGAAACAGTTTTTATACAAAAGAAAAACGGTGAACGAGGTAAAATGGTTTCACAAACACAACTTGCAAAAGATATTGAATCATCTTATAATGAACAAGATATGATCGGTGCTGGAGCAATAGAATTAAGACGCAAATATCCCACACTTCAGAAGGCTTGGGATAGATATGTTACTGTTTGGCATTTGGTAGATGAGCAAAATTAAGTACGTATATAATGGTAAAAACAACTCGGGTATAACTTACCCAAGACAACCTTTACCATACGTATACACCGCTCTATGCACGTCTAAAAGGGTGATTAAATAGCATTATGACCAAGTTTGTAAGTATTATAGGCAATGGAGAGAGTAGACGTGGTTTTGACCTATCACCTTTAAAAATATTCTCAACAGTTATTGGCTGTAATGCTATATTCAGAGATTACATAGTTGAGTACCTAGTATGTGCTGATAAACATATGTGTCAAGAAGCAGTAAACACGGTAGGTAAAGGTACCACAATATACACTAGAGATAGATGGGTAGGACAATTTGCTATGTGGCCAAATGTAACAAAAATGCCACATTTACCTTATAAGGGAGATCAAAGAAAAGACGAAGCATTCCATTGGGGTACTGGACCGTTTGCAGGTGTTGTAGGAATAACGTTCAAACCAAAAGCAATTTTTATGTTAGGATTTGATCTTTATGCCACAGGCAAAAATGTTAATAACCTATACAAAGATAGTAAAGGATACGAGTATATTACAAGACCAGTTGATCCATCTTATTGGATATATCAATTTGGCAAATTAATGGAACTGACTCCTGACACTCGTTGGATTGTGGTAAATCACCCAAAATGGGAAATACCAGAAACATGGTCTCAACATAAAAACGTTTACCAAGAAACTTATGACGGCATGGCTAAATTTATAAACAAACAGTTGACAAAATCTAAATAACGTTTACAATAGTATTATGTTTGAAAATTTTAAAGAAGGAAACCTAATTACTATAAAACTTGTATCAGGTGAAGAAGTAATTGCAAAATTTAAAGGTATGTCAATCTCTTCAAAATATTTTAGTATTGACAAAGCATTAGTATTAATGAATGGACCAAAAGGATTAGCATTTGGAACATTCTTTGCTACTGCTGAACAAACAGAACCTATTAACATTTCTACAAATAAAATTACATCTATTGCAAATGTTAATGATAAAATTAAAACAGAATACGAAAGAATATTTTCTACAGTAAAAGTTCCTGAGAAACCAAAAATTATAGTATAATGTCACATTTTGATAAACATAGCAAAAGTATAAAAGCATTAGTTGATGTTACAGAAGCGATGCTAAATCAAATGGAGAAATATAGTATTAATCCCGAAACAGTAACACAAAGACCGGAATTTACTGTATTTGTTCACTTTTTAAAATCTATACTTGATGGTGAATTAAATATTCCAAACGACTTAACAGATACTATACGAAACAAATCAATAGAATTAGGTCTTGATATGAACGATATAAAAAAGAGATTACATTAATGCCATATCTTAGTACTAAAACATATGGACACAACATTGGATTAGCTTGTGTGTTTAGACAACCTAATGCAGATCATTCTCATTGTCATTTATTACACGGTTACAGTTTACAATTTAAATTTACATTTGGTTGTGAGAAATTAGACAATAAAAACTGGGCAGTAGACTTTGGCGGACTTAAACCTTTAAAAAAATGGTTAGAAGATAATTTTGATCATAAACTTGCATTGGACATGACCGATCCTCATCTAGAAAAGTTTAAAGAACTTGAAAAATTAGATCTTGCAGAGATTAGATTATTTGATGGTGTAGGTACAGAAAAATTTGCCGAACACGCCTTCAACTTTGCAGACAAACTAATCAGAGAAAAAACAGATAATAGATGCTGGGTAGAAAGTGTGGAATGTGCAGAACACGGAGCCAACAGTGCCATTTACTCAAAAAAATAAATTTCTATTTGAAAACGTACTAATACAATACAATAAAAGACAAGCACGAATATTTCTTTACGATACTCCATTAGGCAAAAGATTTATTGATGCCCTTAAAGATAATCTAAAACAAAAAAGAATATTAGAAAAAAACTTTTGCTTTTTAGGTTGGGCTGATTCAAAAAGAGATTTAAATTATCTTTGCGATGAGTTAAACACAAATATAGCACAAATTAATTCATTTAAATTCAATACAGACTACCCTAAACTACAAAATTTTAAACCTCACGATTTTCAACATCCAGATACACTACCAACAGGATTATGTCCAAACGGCAATGAATCAGAAAAGCCTGGTCTACGATTAAAACATGATGCTTGTAATCTTTTACATAGATACTTTGAAGACCTACAAGGTCCTGCCTGGAAAATGTCTGAATATTATAAACAAACAGACCACAAAACCAAATATGCAATTAGACAACTAAACAATATTTGTCACGAAATAGAAAATTGGGTATTAAGTCATAGAAAAAGCATAGTCGATCCGGCATGGATGAGACCATCTCAAATTACTACATTTTTAAATGCACCTAGACACGATTTACACGAAGAGGATTATGAACTATTCAAACAAAACAGATACGACAGAGAACTTGGCGGTGTATACTTGCATTGGTCACAAGTAGGTAAAACTTTAATTGAAGTTTACAGAGATGAAGGTGCACCTACGATGAACGAAACAATGTGTTCTGAAATAAATCATCAAAAATATTACTCAGGTGAATTTGATATTGAATGGGGAGATACTATTACAGAACAAACACACGATTTTAAAAAAGAAGAGATGGATGGATTTAGAAAATGGCTTAAAGAAAACAATTACGATTGGGAAGACCCTAAATTGTCATTAGGATATATTAAAATCGGACAAGTAGACATGAAACTAGGATTTGCTAATAACCCTTTTCGAGAAGTTTACAATGATATGAAAAATAATTTAAATATAAAAAGTATTCATACGATTGGGTCATACTCTGTACAATGCGAATATCCTTACACCCTTGATAATGAAGACTGGAAACAAATACAAATGGATAGGTTGAAAGAAGGTTATGAATCACATAGTTTGCGTTAAATGGGGTAACAAATACATTCCCCAATATGTAAATGTACTTTATCGTATGATTCAACGACATACTACCGTACCATATGAATTTCATTGCATAACTGAAAGCCCTAAAGGGTTAGATCCACATATACACGTAATACCTTTCCCAAAAGATCAACCAATTATAAAATCATGGTGGAGTAAACTATGGATGTTTGGTGGACACTTTCCTTTACAAGGTAATATACTATATTTTGATCTTGACGTAATTATTTTTAAAAATATTGATGAATTATTTACAAACAATCCTAACAAATTTATGATTATTCGAGATTTTAATAGACGTAGAGTTAAAGACTGGAAAATATGTAATTCAAGTGTAATGAGATGGAATTCAGGTACCATGGATTACCTATGGGATGACTTTAAACAAGATGCACAAAATATCATGGGATCAAACCACGGTGATCAAGACTGGATTACTAGTAGAGCTAAAGGTGACACTAATTGGTGGCCTGAAGAATGGATTCGTTCCTATAAATGGGAAATGATTGACTTGGGATATAAAGCTAAACGAGAAGGACCAAATTGGACTTTTGATAAGGCTCCTAAAATTATTCCTGAAAATCGTGTAGCAGTATTTCACGGAAATCCGAAACCTTTTAACTGTAAGGATCAATTTGTAATTGATCATTGGAAATAAATGTTTAAAAATATACACAACTGGCCACTCGAACATTGGCATATTGAACTTTGTTCTAAATGTTCTTTAAAATGTCCACGATGTTCTAGACAAGAAGTACCCGAAGGACTTACAAATAAAGAATTAAGCCTTGAATGGTTTAAAGAAAACTTTACAGGAAAACTTTTAAAAGATGTTAAAAAAATTACCTTCTGTGGCGACGATGGTGATTGTATATATGCTAAAGATTTATTAAAAATACTAGAATGGGTTAGACAAAATAATAATAAAGTACAATTTGTTATTGTAACAAATGGATCATACAAAACTGCTGAATGGTGGCAACAATTTAATAATATTCTTAATGAAAAAGACCACATACATTTTTCAATTGATGGTTGGGACCAAGAATCTAATAATATCTACAGAGTAAATTGTAATTGGCAATCAATTTTAGTAGGTATTAATGCTTTAAAAAACACAAAAGCATATAAAACATGGGCCACAATAGCATTTAAGTTTAATGAAAACAAAATAGCTCATATGGAACAATTAGCAAAAAAATATAACTTTGATAACTTTCAATTAACATTAAGTACAAAATTTAATAAAAATTATCCAAGTTATCCTGTAAACGATCCATTACAACCAAGTGATAAATTTATTGCTACAGGACGTTTTACCAGACAGTCTACAAAATTAACTAATAAAAATTGGACAGATAACTGTCTTGATCTTTTTACAAAAAGGTTTTATAATTATGAGAACAACAACGAATCAATAATACCATTGTGTATGATAGGTAACAAAGGATTATATATAAAAGCTGACGGAAAATTTTATCCTTGTTGTTGGACAGCTTTAAGATATCCACATAATATGAACGTTTTTAACTATATTAATATGACACAAACTTTAGGAGAAATAATGGACGATCCTATGTGGAAAAAATTATTTACAGATTTAATATTTGGAGAAGGTCCACGTGAATGTGGTGAAAAATGTTCAGCAAAAAAATGGAATTTAGCTCATGCAACTAGTTGGTAAGAAAAGAAAAAAGAAATTAGAGTATTGGAAAGCAATAGATATGGTTCCTGCAACTTGTGGATACGAAAAACGATTCAAATTTGATATAGATATGCATTCAAACGGAATAATGGGTGATTGCATTCAATGGTGTGTTAATAATTGTAAAGGTAAGTGGGGTTGGTGGTTCGACCAAGGGCACGATTATAATCCATTACATCATAATTGGGAAGAACAAAATAGTTATATGAGTTTTGAGATTAAAAAAGAAGCTACCGCATTTTTTTTAGCTTCTGGATTGGCTAATATGGGGGATCATAACAGATAAATATTGATATGAAAATGTTTGACATCACAGATAAAGCAAAAACACAAATGGAAGGATTACTATCTAAGAATCCTGGCAAATACGCAGTTAGCCTAATGGTTAAAGGTGGAGGTTGTGCTGGTTTCAAATACGATTGGGGATTTACTAACAAAGACGCAATTGGCAAGGATGATATTCTTGAAGATTGGGGTACAGGACGATTTGTTGTTGATGAATCAAGTTTGTTATATGTAACAGGCACTCAAATAGATTATAAAGAAGAAGTTTTTGGTTCTCAATTCGAAATTACAAATCCTAATTCCAAATCAAGCTGTGGATGTGGGGACAGTTTTGGTGTCTAATGGACACAACATTCATAATAGGTAACGGCGAGTCAAGAAACATATTTCCAATACAACATTTAAAAAACAAAGGTATAATATATGGATGTAATGCCATATACAGAGATTATCCTGAACTGTGTGATCATATTGTAGCAGTCAATCTTCCTATGTATGAAGAATTAACAGACTGGCATACTAAAACTAACTCTAAAATAAAAATTCATGGGCCTGAAGATATCAGTCAATGGAATTACGTTCTTCCTGACGACATAAAAACTAAAGTTCCGCATGGTTTAAAATTATATCGTATATGGAGAGGTGGAAATTATAAAAAACACAATATTACAACGTTAGATTTTTCCGAAGCTCGTGGTACTGGATGTTCTGCTATTTTGCTTGCCGCAGAATCGGGTATTAAAAATATTGTAATATTAGCATTTGATATCATGGGTTCAAAACAATGGGAATTCCAAGCAAGAGGTGAAATTAGTAGAGACCAAAATAACATTTATAAAAATACTAACAATTATCCTAGTCGACTCAGTATGAAAGCATATCTCAAGTACGAATGGATGTATCAAATGAGACAAATTATAAAAAAATTCCCTGACACTAATTTTTACTTTATTAATCGACTTGAATATATTCGAATGAACCCTTTTCTTAGATGGTATTTTAATCTAGAAAATATTAAAGTTGGTATATATGCAGATTTAAAAAGATGGATTGAAAATGAACGAAATAATATTAATTGGTTGTTATTATAATCGTTGCGTCGAACTAGCATCTATTCTATAAATTTTTCTCATTTTAATACCTATTTTTTGTGCGAACTTTTTTGTATCACAATAAGAACAAACGTGTTTATAGTTATTAGTTGCTCTTTCTGGGTCTATTTTGGCCCTGGCTCGTAAGAACGTACTTCCACATGAATCACACTTGAATACATATATGGTATTTTTTCTATGAAACGTATGATATACGCCTAATTTACTTTGACGTTCATATAATCTCATCGTTTTCAACGTTTCTATGAACATATAACTATTTAATAAATATGTACAACACATTATGACAAGAATTATTATAGATACAGGAACAGAAGGAAATTCAGCAACTGGCGATACTTTACGTACCGCTATGACCAAGATCAATACGAATTTTGAAGATGTATATACAGTAGTTGGAGATCCCTCTACTGGTCTTTTAACAAATTCAACAACAAACGGTGATATTAAAGTACAACCAAACGGAACAGGTATTGTTGAAATAGATCAACTACAAATAACTGACTCGGCAATAACGCCATTGATAACAAATGGTGATCTTACACTTACAGCAAATGGTACTGGTGATATTGTGTTAGGTGATGTTACTGTATCAGATAATAAAGTATCAACAAATGCCTCAAATGCAAATTTACAATTAGATGCGGCAGGTAATGGAGCAATTGAAATAATTCCTATTATTATTAAAATGGCAAATTTACCTACTTCTGACCCTAGTTCCGCGGGTCAATTATGGAACGACTCAAACACACTTAAAGTAAGTGCAGGATAATAAACAATGGCACAGACAACGATAAACGTAGGTGTTGTAGCAAATGATGGTACCGGTGATGGAATCAGACTTGCAGGAACATCTATTAATACAAATTTTACAGAATTATTTAATAGACCTTCGGTTCTTTCTCATATAGCTTTTGATGGCAATAATATAACATCTACATTAAGTAATGCTGATATTGTTTTAGGTACAGTTGGTACTGGTAATGTTGATTTTTCAAACTTACTAATCGAAGACAACATATATCTTACAAATAACGAAATTAAAACAACTCAATCAAATTCAAATTTAGAATTATCAGGAAGTAGTAGTGGATCTGTTAATATAACATCTTCAGCCACAGTATTAGGAGTTACAACAACCGGTAATGTTAATCACTCAGGACACGAAACAGTTACAGGACAAGTAGACGTTGATGGCATAACAATCAAAGATAATACTATTGCTACAAATTCTTCAAATGCCGACCTAGTAATTTCAGCAAGTAGCAGTGGTGTTGTTAAAATTGATGATATAGATATTGGTGGAGGAGAAATAGATAATACAGTTATTGGAGCCAACACAGCAGTTGCAGGAACATTTACTACACTATTTGCAACAACATTATCATCATCAGGAGTTACTATAACTGATAATGAAATATCTGCAACTCAATCAAACGATAATTTAGAATTATCAGGAAGTAGTAGTGGTGCTACTACAATTAGTGGATTATCATATCCAACAGTTAATGGTACTACGAATTATGTTTTAAAAACAAACGGAAATAGTACATTATCCTGGACTTCTTCACCTATAATATTATCTAATTCATTAATTACTGATGGAACTGCAACAATAAGTTCATCTAGTGTGACAGCTATAGACAGTTTCACTGCCGCAACATATAGAAGTGCAAAATATAATATACAAGTAGTTGACGCAACCAATAGTAGATATGAAATAATAGAAGCTAACATAACTCATGATGGTTCTAATGCCTATGTTTCAACATTTGGTCGAACAACCAATTATAGTGAAGATTTAATAAATTTATCTGCTGACATAAACAGTGGTTCAGTCAGATTATTAGGCACAATAAATAATAGTAGCAGTCACGTTATAAAATTTGTAAGAAGGATAATAAACATATAATGGCACAACTAACATTAGACGTAGGATCAAACGCAAACGACGGTACAGGCGATACACTTCGTGACGCAATGGTTAAAGTGAATACAAATTTCACTGAATTATTTTCATCACCTTTAATTGCCAGCGGAGTAACAGTTAGTGGTAATGAAATTCGTTCCAATCGTAGTAATGATGATCTTAAATTCATACCAAGTGGTACTGGAAATGTTATTATTGAAACTGGAACTGGACTTACAGTAGATTCAAATATAAGCATTAATGATAACACAATAAAAACCACTGTTACAAATTCAAATTTAGAATTATCAGGAAGTGGTACAGGTGTTGTTGACATTTTATCAGCTTTAACAACAGCTTCAGTTACGGCAGTAGGTGATTGGGCAGTAACCGGTACACATACTATTGAAGGAATATTAGATGTTGATTATGTAAGAATTAAAGATAACGTAATAACAACAAATGCCTCAAATGCCGACCTAGTAATTTCAGCAAGTAGCAGTGGTGTTGTTAAAATTGATGATATAGATATTGGTGGCGGTGCAATTGATAACGCTATTGTCGGAGGTACAACTCCTTTAGCAGGAACATTTACTACATTAACTGGAAATACATCAATAACAATTGATAGTAATATAATGATTTCAGATAATCAAGTTAAAACAACTGCATCAAATTCAAATTTAGAGTTATCTGCAAGTGGTTCAGGAAAGGTATCAATAAATGGACTTCTTTATCCAAATGCAGACGGATCTGCAAATCAAGTATTATCAACTAATGGTGCAGGAACTTTATCTTTCGCAACAGCTGGTGCAACTTTATCTCATTCAGATATTGCAGATGGAACTACAACTGTGGCAACTTCAACAACCACGGCTATCGATACTTTTGTTCATGCAACATATCGAAGTGCAAAATATTTTATATCTATTTCTGATTCTACAAATACTAGATTCGAAATAGTAGAAGCAAATGTAACTCATGATGGATCTAATGCCTTTGTTTCAACTTTTGGTAGAACAACAAATTATACTGGTGATTTAGCAACATTTTCGGCGGCAATAGCTGGTTCTAACGTAGAACTTAGAGTAACTAATACGTCTGCAGATTCTACAATATTTAAATTTCAAAAAACTACAATCGACGTATAAAATTACATTCGGTTCTTAGAATTTCTAATAAATAATCATATTAGGAGAATTAAAACATGGCAAAACAATCAATTAGCATAGGTTCATCAGCAAATGACGGCACAGGTGATCCATTAAGAACAGCATTTACAAAAATAAACGCAAACTTTACAGAATTATATGGTTCGGACGACGACGCAACGAACTTTGTACTAGAAGATACATCACCCCAATTAGGTGGTAATCTAGACATAAACGGATTTAATATTACATCAACTAGAACAAACGAAAATATTAGAGTTATTCCAGCTGGAACAGGTACAGTTGAACTTGAAGCAAATACTAATGTTACAGGAAATTTAACTGCAACTGGAGACATTGTAGCAAACGGAAACATCAACCTAGGTAATTCGGCAGGTGACCAAACAAAAGTTGTTGGTGTTTTTGAAGCAGACCAATTACAAATAGATGGTACAACATTAACAAGCACAGTTACAAACGGATCTGTTACAATTACAGGAAACGGTAGTGGTGGAGTTAACGTTGACAACTTAACTTTTAACGATAACACAATTTCATCTGCCTCAAACGCAGATATTAATTTAAATCCAGGCGGAACTGGAAATATAATCGCAGGTGCAGTAACAATCAATGGTACAACTTTAAGTGCGTCGGATTCATCTAAAATTACAGTAGCAGAAGCATTAGATGTAACTGGTGCGGCAACTTTAGGAACAAGTGTAACATTGGCAACAGGTGCAACTGTAACAGGTATCTTAGACGAAGATGCTATGGGAACAAATTCAGCAACACAACTTGCTACACAACAATCAATCAAAGCATATGCAGACTTAAAAGCAGTTCAATCAGGCTCAACTAACAATACTGTCACAACTGTAACAGGTGCAAATGCATTTCAAGGTGAAGCTAACTTAACTTTTAATGGTAGCACACTTGCAGTTACAGGAGCGGCAACAGTTTCAACTACATTAGGAGTAACTGGAACACTAACAACAGCAGATATTACTACAATTGGACACCAAACAATAACAGGAACGTTAGACGTTGATGGTATTCATCTTGAAGATAACAATATGACAACAAATGCCTCAAATGCTAGTTTAGTTCTTGATGCAAATGGTACAGGTGTTGTTAATGTTACATCAGCAATGACAACAATTGGTCAAACTGTAACAGGTACAGTATCAGTTACAGGACAACACAATGTTGATAATTTAAGATTAGACGGAAATGTTCTTTCAGCAACATCAGGTGGTATTACATTAACACCAGCGGCTGGCTCAACAGTTGCACTAGGTGGAGTTGCTACTGCAACTGAACTTCATGCAACAACTGGTGAATTTGTTACATTAAGATGTGATGCACTTCAAAATGATACTTCAAATGGTAATATTACTATCAGTGCCCAAGGTACAGGTATAGTAGCCATTTCACCACAAGTAACTTTAACAGGATCTCTTAAACAAGCAATACACACTTTTGTGGCAACAGATGCAATTACAGAAACAGAACACGCAGGTAGAACATTATTACTTGGTGAAGTTGGTGGTAATGCACTAGTTACATTAACACTACCAGATGCAACAGGTTCCGGTGCAACATACAAATTCATAGTAACTGTGGCAAACACATCAAACTATGTAATCGTAGCACCAGATTCCAGCAACACTATCGGTGGTATTATGCTTTACTTGGACGAAGACGGAACGGCAATTACAGGATATCCAACAGTAGCGGCTAGTGATACTATCACACTTAATGGTGGTACAACAGGCGGAATAGTTGGTGACTATCTTGAACTAGTTGATATAGCGACTGACAAATGGCACGTTAGAGGTACAATGAGAGTAGGTGCAGGTACTAATCCAGCAACTCCTTTTAGTGCTACTGTATAGTAATAATACATATCTAATACATAATAAATACTGGTGAAGGAGTAAGTTATATGTCGACACCAGTGTGGACTACCACAACAGGTAAAATAGCCGCTATCAATGAGCGAGAATTCTATTCTAAGCAATTAGAAGCGAATACATCAGATTCTACGGCAATAACTTATTCTATAATTGCAGGAACCCTACCACCAGGACTACAACTTACTTCAACGGGGTCACTACAAGGGGTGCCGTTTGAGGTTTCAACACGAACTTTATATACTTTCGTTGTTAGAGCCACAAGCGGTACTACAATTACAGACAGAACTTTTAGTTTAGATATTACTGGTGCAGATGCACCAACATTTTCAACAGCATCAGGACAATTAAACAAGCCAATTTCTAATGTTTATAGAACAGATGATACAACAGCAACAGCAGATACAACAAATATAAATGCTGATACCACAGGTAGCGTAATTGTTTTAGATGGGTCTCAAATTAGTATGCAAATAACAGCAACTGATACCGATACAGCTACAGGACAAACGTTAGTCTACGATATAGTACAAGGTTCATTACCACCAGGTGTAACAATGAACAACACTGGTTTAATATCAGGCATAATACAACTTACCGACGATGAACGTTATGGAGCCATGGGAGGTTATGCTGGAAATGACGATTTTGATGACGTAATATATGATAGAACAGTATTTTCAAAATCTAGATCAATAAATTATGACTTTGTTGTAAGAGTATCCGATGGTGCATCTTACATTGAACAAAATAATTCAATATTTGTTTATACAGCAGACTTTTTTAGAGTTGACAACAATAGAATAACAATTGACCAAACTGACGAAGGTGGAGCGGAATTGCTTATGAGCAACAGTTCATCTAGAAGACCGGTATTTAAAACAGCATCTGGTCTTGGAACATTTAGACATAATAATAATGTTTTAGTTAAAATTGATGTAGATGATTTTGATCCATTACAAGGTGATTTAGAATATTCAATACAATCAGGTTCACTACCAACCGGAGTGTCGATAAATCTTCAGTCAGGAGAACTTTACGGTACATTAAGTAAACAATCGGCAGTTGAAACTGACTATACATTTACAGTAAGAGCAAACAGAGTAATTAGTACAGGTATTAATGTTTTTACTGATCAACTCTTTACAATGAAAGTAATTGGAGACATTGATATTGGTATTACATTTTTAACCGATGCTAATCTTGGCAAAATTAATGCAGGAATTCCATCATTACTATCATTAAAAGCAACAGCACCTGAATCAAACAGAGTTCTTTCATACGAAATTACATCTGGTTCATTACCTACAGGAATTACACTTTCACCAGCTGGAAATTTTATTGGAATAGTAGATGCATCAGAATTTACAACAGTTGATACAAATATTATTACATTTGATTCTAACTCAACTTCTTTAGATAGAAAATATACATTTACAGGATCGGTTAGTGACCAATATCAAACTTTAGCCACAACAAAAGAATTTAATATGACTGTTCATTTACCTTATGGTGTTGAATATAGTTCAATGACTGGTAAATCAACTTCACGTATTGACGAAAGTTTATTCTATAAAATTACACAAGATCCAAACATTAATAATCCTGAATACATTTACAGACCAGAGGATACAAACTTTGGTATGAGAACTGGTCCTGAAATGTTATTAATTGCAGGACTTGAATCACAAACTTTAACAACATTCCAACAACAAATGGAACAAAATCATGCTACAAAAACTTTATATTTTGGGGATTTAAAAACAGCAGTTGCAAAAGAAAACGGTGTTATAAAATATGAGGTTGTTTATATTGAAATGAAAGATCCACTTGTTAATAATAACGGAACTGCAATTACTTCTTCAATTACATTAAGAACAGATATTGCAAGACCTGTATTAGGTCCATTAGCATCAACTAGTGACATAACAACAGATAGGAATGCTTATGAAATTACAACAGACGGAGGATTAAGTTTTTCAGTGTCAGGTTCAAAAGTACGTTATGCAAGCCAATTATCTGCAGATTTAGGTACAATAGAAAAGCTATATCCTAATGCAATTGCTAATATGAGATCACGAATGAAATCTTTAGGCCATAAAGAATGGGTACATTTACCACTTTGGATGAGAACATCTCAAGATACGTCAGGAGTACCTTTGGGTTATGTAATGGGCGTACCAATTTGTTATTGTAAAGAAGGTACATCAGCTTTATTAAAGAAAAGAATAGCTAACAAAAGTATTAATTTTAAAAATATTCAATTTACCATAGATAGATATCAAATTGGTAATTCATTAGTATCTCCAGCTACTTTTGATGGCGATGGTTCAACAACTGCTTTTGAATTAAACGAAATTGTGCATGAAGAAGATATAAAAGTACGAAAAGATTCTACAGAAGTATATGTAGGTGACAATGTTACAGCAGATAATAACCTAAGTCCAACGTATTTGACTGCAGATGGCACTTTAAGGTCAGCAGACTATGAAAATGAGTTTTCATTATTACACAATTCTGCAGATAAAAAGACTACAATTACCTTTACTAATGCACCCACGGACGGTACTAAGATAAGAGTGGAACGGCAAGGTGATAAATATCTAGTATTTAGAAACAAAGGAATTAATTAATTAAATGGCAAGTAGTATAGTACCAGGTAATATAGATGGCACATTTCCAGTAGCAGGACAAGATAATTCATCTCAAGGATTTAGAGATAATTTTACTGCATCAAAAAACAATTTTACACACGCAAAAGATGAAATTGAAGCACTACAAACTTACAGAGCGGCATTAAACGCCGATAATAGTTTCGGTGACAATCTTATAACACGAGCAGTTTTAAAAGATACAGCTATGACCGTTTATGTACACGGTACAACAGGCGGATCTATTACTCTTAATCACGAAAACGGACACTATCAAACTATCACAACAAATGCAACGACTACAATTGCATTTACAAACTGGCCTGCAACAAACACAGTAGGACGAATATTATTACAAATTAACTTTGCCAATACAGGACACACACTAACAACACCAGCCGCTGTACTTCATGCAGACGATATTACTGGCGAATCAAGTAACGTAATAACTCCTAATGCAACTGGAATTAGATTATATGAATTTATTACTCCTGATGCTGGAACAACCGTCCTAATGAATCAGTTAGGCAAAATTTACGATTAATAAGGAGGGATAATGTACTTCCATCCATTACAAGAAAATATTTCAAAAATGTCTGATGAAGACGTCTCAAAAAGAATCAAAGAACTTTCTACAAAAGTAGCTACTGCTAGACGATTTGGACGCAATCCTGATCTGTTGGGAAAACTACAACACGCACTTCTAACTTATCAAGATGCTATTCGTCAACGAAGAGTTGAACATTGGCACAAAGAACATAAAAGAATTAGAGGTGAACCAGATTTAGGAGACTTGGTTAACATTGAATAGTAAGTATGTTTAATGCAAACACAAAATAGTTTTTCCTGGAAAACAAAATTCAAATCAATTATTATTGTAGACGGTGAATTATTTCAAAACGAATACAATTGTACACTTTACATTACACCCCATACACCTGATTTAAAATTACAAACGGAAACATTTGATAGATTAAAAAATTTATTTGAACTCGTTTTTTCAAATACAATTACCACGTGGAGAGACGAACCTCTTTACCAGACTTTACAAAAAGCATCTAACAATAGATTTATAGAGTTACCAAAGCCACCATACGACCAAATCATGGCCGCGGCTTGTTTTTGTAAAGCTAATGCTATCCTTGATAGTAATATTACCGTAAATGTTTTAAAACTTTCTAGTTGGCAAGGTGATGGTATTACATATTCAGTTGACAAAAACGCAAAAGAGCTTACACTATTAGATGTAAAGGATTGGTTTTCAAAAAAATATGAAAAATTTGACCCATGGTGGTTACGATCAGACACTGCAACATATGATAAAGAACTTGATAAAGGAATTTATACCGGACATTTTAGTTGGAATACTAAAATACCAGTTGACAAGGACCACGAAAGTCATGCTAAAATATTTGAGTTCAATCCAAAGGTTTTAGATGGCGGCAAAAATAAAAATAAATGAAACAGGTGATTGTATCTTTACAGAAAACGATGCAATTGATTTACTATATAACAATCCAGATTTAGATATATCAACATTGTTCTTTGACGATATTTCACAATATACTGAAAGTTTAAAAGAACTAGGTATAGACTTACCAACTATTCATAAAGCACCAAAAAGACCAACTCCAGAGGTTTTTGATAAACAAATGATTAATAATTGGTATATGCCTAAAGAATATTTACAAATCGATGTTAAAAAATATTTGTTAGACAAATGTCAAACACAAGAAGAACGTGATAGAGTAGAATCAGAATATGTTTTATTTGAAAAGAAAAAATTTATTCGTGTATTACAATTTTTAATATATTTCATAGATACATTAAGAGAAAAAAATGTAGTATGGGGTGTAGGTAGAGGTAGTAGTGTTGCAAGTTTTTGTTTATTCTTGATCGGCGTTCATAAAGTAAATCCAATACTATATAAATTAAAAATAAACGAATTTTTAAGATAAAATAATGTCAATACAGTTGTATAAAAAATATCCAAAACGATTATTCACCTTTGGATGTAGCTTTACTGATCATCCATGGTCAACTTGGGCTAATATTTTAGGCAAAGAATTTGAAGATGCAGAATTTTATAATTTTGGACGACAAGGTGCCGGCAATCAATACATTTATAATACCTTAATGCAGGCTGATGCTGTTTATAATTTTAATGATAGTGATTTAGTAATTGTAGAATGGACAAATGTATGTAGAGAAGATAGATATCTTCCAAACGAAGGTGGATGGGTCTTACCCGGAAACATTTATGGAGAAGTATATTACGATGCTCAATGGATTAAAAAATACTTTAATGAATATTGGGCAGTAATTAGAGATTTTGCATTAATAAAAGGTGCTTATGAAATGCTAAAAGAGAAAACCCAATGGCATTTCCTACAAATGGTCGATTTAGCAACATATCTTAGTCATGGTACCGATGAAAAATTCAACGATAAAAAAATAAATTACTTAGAATTTAAAAAAATTTACGATCCTGTTCTTAAACATATCCAACCTAGCTACCTTGAAGTATTATGGAAAAATACTTGGAAATATAAAATGGATTTGGACCATAAATTATTAAACAAAAACTTTAAAGATCCTCATCCAAATTTATTAGAACACTTTAAATATTTAAGAAAGACTTTTACCCATAAATGGAAAGACACTACTGTTGAAGCTATCAATAAAAGTTTTACCAAGTGGAAAAATACTATGCAAATCCTTAGTGCAAATAATCCAAAGTTTAAACTGTGGGAAATAAGCATAGATTGGCATAAAAATTTAAAATTAGAATTAGAAATTAGATTATCCGATGAAACTGATAATAGAATTCAACATATTCATCATAACACCAAGGTAATAGACTTTTAAAACAGTGTTTTATACTAAAGATAAGTAATAATATTAAAGAGGAGTTAAAAATGGTAGCAAGACCAACAAGAAAAAGAATGTATAGAACCATGCAAGGTCGTATGGTAGATATTGAAAAATTAAGATCCACCAACGAGAGTGTTAGAGCAGTTGGTAATATGAATGTTAATGGCAGAGGTGATGTAGTTGGCTTAGGTGGAACAATTGTAAAATCAAAAGAATCTGTTATGCGTGAATATTATGAAGCACCAAAAGGTCGAACATCTGATGTTCCTACTAGAAAAATTTCAAGAGCTCCACGACAAACGGCTCCTGTAACAGAAAATAAAGTTATAACACCCCAACCTAAACAAGTTCAAGGACAAACAACTAAATTTAAACCTAAAGAGGAAGTAGCACAACCAGTAGAGAAAAAAGGTATTGACGCGGCTCTTGACGGACTAGAATAATCATTATATAATAATCACATAATGATTCTTATAGCACATCGTGGTAATACAAATGGATCTCAACCCGATCGTGAAAATACTATCAACTATATCGAAGAAGCAATAGCAAAAGGCTATGATGTAGAAATTGATATTTGCAAATGGGATGGAAAATACTTTTATCTCGGACACGACGAACCTCAAGAAGCAATAACACCTGAATGGCTACAAAAAAATCCTTTATGGTGTCATGCAAAAGACTACAAAGCATTAGAACAATTAATAAAATATAACATACATTGTTTTTGGCATCAAACCGACAATTACACAATGACATCTGGTGGATACATATGGGCATACCCAGGACAACCAGGTGGTGATAGAACAATAGCAGTACATCCACACGAAATATCTGAGGAAGACGTTAAAAAATGTGCAGGTGTATGTTCTGATAATGTAGAAAAATATAAAAATGATTAAACTTATAGTACTAGACGTTGATGGCATTCTTACTGATGGCAAAAAATATTACAATCGTGATGGTGATGTTGTAATGAAAACGTTTTGTGATAAAGATTGGACAGCAATTAAACGGTTTCGTGCTATGGACATACCAGTTGTATTTTTAACAGGTGATCCTTTTAACGAATCTATTGCACGTAATAGAAATATTGACGTTATTGTGAATAGAAAAGATGGCAAACATACAGACAAGTCTGAATTTATAAACGAATTGGTAGAAAAATACAAAGTAAAGCATAATGAAATTGCTTATGCTGGCGATGATATATTTGATATTGAAATAATGAAAAAAATTAAATGGAGTTTTTGTCCAATGAACTCTCC